CACCAGATAGGATTCTAAACCCGAACAAGTTCTGAAAGAACTGGTCTTGAGCCTGCATTGGATTAGGTCTCTCAAGCAATTTAGCAAGTGGTGAATTGGTAACAATGTTTTCCTCATAGGCATTCTTGCGCTCAAGCAATGCCCTTTCGAATGCACCCTTATTGGCAAGACCTTTACTTAATTGCTTGTATCTCTCAAGCGAAGTCTTTGCCTTATCGCCTGGCTTCATCTTGTACACATACCACGGAATGCTTGATGCCTTACGAGCAAGGAAGGTAACAATGGAGTAAACATCAGAGTTACCCATATAACCTTCAGTCACATAAGCACCTTGATCGTAGTTCTGAAGTACAACAGCGTTTATTGGTTGCAATTCCCTTTGCACTGTCGGATATGGGTTTAACCCCTTGTTTCTCTTAAATATATCTAAAATAGCCATATTGTTATATTATACCCCACGTTAGTTGAGGTGCGTTTAATTTTGTGTAAATAGCATATCTAAGCGCATCCGAGATATGATCGTTGAACTTAACAGGCTCATCAAGTTTTTTGCCATTCTTATCGGTCTTCCACTTGTAGTTCTTTATCTCCTTGATAAGATTTGCACTATCGTCAGTTATGAACAAAGGTATTGACTTCACCTTGCGAATGCCCTCTTTAACATCTTTATTGGCAGACTTAGCGTTGAGTCCTGCCCTTGTTAGTTCTTCGATGGTTTTAGGCTCAGCAGCGTCACAGAATATTTCATCATAGGGTGAAATATTGAGAGCCTTGACACGCTCTACCAAGTCAGAGGTAGTTAGCTTTGTTTCATACAACATCTCTTGAGCATAGGCGCAATTCTCATGAAATACCACCTTTACAAGTGCAGTAGGAACATTATAACCAAAGTCCAAGCCATACACAGTTTCACCTTCAGGAAGTTCCTTGCAAGGCTTCCAATGGGTGTAAATGGTATCGTTCATGTTGCCTTTCTGCCCTAACCCATAGATTAACCAGTAATTCTCATCAGCTTCTTTTAGTCTCTCAATCTCTTCGATGAGTTCCTTTGCCAAGAAAGGATTGTCCTTGTAGGTAGTGATATAGAAATCTGCATCATCTCTTGGTATCACCTTGTCAAAAACCCAATGATACTCATCCGATGGGTTGTAATCCACAACAATCTTACCCTCTGTCCTCATTGTAAGCTGCACCCAAGCCTCATAAGACATCTCTGTGCATTCGTTCATAAAGAGGTATGTGCGTTTACGACCTCTTATTTTGTGAGGCTGATCCACGCTAACGAATTCCACCAGGTTCCCATTAAGGTTATAGGTTTGCTCTGTCTTATTGTGATTCGCCTCATCGTAAATTCCCATCTTTAGGAGGATTTCAATGAAGTCCCTAAGTACTGAGCCTTTGATGCTTGGAAGGGATTGCCTTACGATTGAGAGGGTATTGCCTCTCTCCTGAAGTAACTTAATGATAAACCACAGAATTATGTTGTAAGTCTTCCCGCTACGACTACCGCCTTGCATGACAGTAACCCTTGCTTGTGATTTAGCAAGGATGTCAAATACTTTGTTTGTCTGTATTTTAAGTGGTTGACCCATTGATAATTTCTACAACTAACCCAGAAAGACTGCCTTCAATTGACTGCTCTACCCTTTTCACTGGTTCACCGAGGTAGTACTTAGCAAATAGCTTTATCGCCTCCATGTCCTTTTCTTTGATTTTCTCACCCCATGCTTGAAACGCAATAGGCTCAAAAACAGATAGTTTTTCCATCTGCTCTTCTTCGCTCATTCTTTTCTTTCTTCCTGCGTTGGGTCGCTTTCCACCCCAGCCATTAGTGTTCGCCATGATTTCCCTCTTGTTTATTCAAATTCAATATCACTTCCATGTTATGCGTAAAGCCTTTCTCATCCACCTCATTTCGCTCATAAATGCGAAAACGTACCCAACCCTCATTTGTTTGGAGAGTGTCTAAAAACGCCTTAAAATCGCTTGTATTGACATTGAGTACAAATGAGCCATCTTTTGACTTGCGGATATAAAAGCCTTTTTTCATTTACAACAAAATTAGAAATAATTCGTACTAAAGTAATTATTTTTTTTGTTGCTGTTGTGGTGGTGGCGTTAGCCACAACACCACACACTGTATTTATTTTATTTAATTTGTTATAATTTGTTATCGCTTTGTTATCCATCTGTTATAGTCTGTTATAACACTGTTATAAGTGTGTTATTAACTTATTGATTTTCAATTAGTTATTTTCAAGGTATTCATACTGCCTTGTGTATGTATTGTAGTTGTATTTTATACTACCTAATTTGCCTAAAAAACTAAATCTAATCTTTTGAATGTAAACAGTAACCTCATTTGTTTGGAAATCACGATAAACAGTTATGCCATTATCGGTCTTATTAAAGAAATGCGCACTTCCAGAAATATTGTAAAGTGTAGGTACTTCATACTTTCCATTTACTTTACTTAGCTTGGTAGGATGTGCAACAATAATAATGTGAATACCAAGCTTTATTGCTGCTCTTCTTATTGTTGTTAATGCTCTTGAAATGTATTGAGTTTCTGATTCATTTGGTTCTATTTTATGCTCTATATAGTTCCAAGGATCAATAAGAACACCTTTAATACCCTTTCTCATTACAAGTTCTGCAACCTTTTTTAATATCCCATCAAGAGTTAAATCAGCATCCTGAGTATTGATAAAATAAAAAGTTTGTGATAAATAATCTTTGTACAAATCAAGTTCATACTTAGAGATTCTATGGTTAGGATTTACCCTAAAATCGAATGCTTTACCCGATAGTTTTTCGATTATTTTGGTTGCATGGAATACTGGTGGTGTATTCTCAAATGATACAACCCCCCACTTCCATTCATGATTTATGGCAGTTTTAGCCATGATGTAATCTATGAACTCAGACTTTCCAGAGCCTGGTATGCCTGTCACAGTTGTAAAAAGTCCTTCAAGTAAAGTAAAGTGTTCATCAAGTCCTTCAATACCTGTTTTTAATCCTTTTGGGTATCCATTTAAATATAAATCATCAATACTTTGTGTTAGTTCATTTGCATCAACTATTCCTTTAATTGGGAATGGTAAAGCATTGTAAACCAATTCTTTAAGTGATTCTTTGCCGTACTTAATTAGTACATCATTAGCATCTTTACAATCTTGAGGATAGTCTAAATAAAAGCATCTATCAATGTCTAATCTACGAGCAAGTTCATCCTTTAACTTTTGTCCAATTTCATCATTGTCAACTGCAATTATTATTTTTTTCTTGTCTATTAAGTACTCAATGCAATTGTCAATGTATGTTAAATTGTTGTTTTTTGCTGCTCCATTAGGAACAGATACGCAGTTATAAATACCAGCCTCGTACATGGATAGACAATCAATTTCACCCTCCACTATTATAGCCGTGTCTGTGTCTTTTATAGAGTCTAAATTGTAAAGAATTAGTTCTGCTCCCTTTACAAGTGAAAAGTCCTTATCCTTACCTCTAAACTTAATATTGACTAATTCACCATCACGATAATAATTAAAACATACTACTGGTATTTTTGCCTGTGCTTTAAACATCCACTCTACTGATTGACTTATCTTAAATCTCAATAGTGTGTTATTTGATATACCACGCTTTTCAAATTGCTCAATATATGCTTTATCTATTTTCTCAAGTCTTTTTTCTGGGATTGTAATTTCTTTCGTTGTTTCTTCTATTGTGAAATTACTTACTTGAGCAATATATTTAACAGCATCTTGAAATGATAAAGATTTATGTTTTACAATAAAATCAATAACATCTCCACTTGCACCACATCCAAAGCACTTAAAATGAGTATCTGTTTTCTTTAATTTAAATGATGGTGTTTTTTCATCATGAAATGGACATTTAGCAACGTAGTAATTACCTTGAGCCTTTAGTGTTATTTCTTCTTTTAAGATGTCATATAGTTTTACATGATCTTTTAAGTCTTTAATTGATTGTTGAGTAATCATACATGGATAGTGTTAGTGTTAGTGTCTTTTTTACCCCATCTTTTATTCATGGCTTTCTTCCCAGCATTTGATTTATGCTTTTTTATATCTGCGTATTTCTCCATGCTTCGAATTAGCCTATCTGAGTAAAAGTAATCATCATCAATAACAAATAACTCAAAATCATGTATTACAGAGTTTAGGTCTTCATTATCAACAACTAATGAAAAAGCTATTTCATCAATGTATTTTAATTGTAATTTATGGCTTTCTTCTTCTCTAAGCATTTCTATCAATGCCCAATATATTCCATATCCTTTCATGCCTAATGAACGCCTTAATTTGAGAATCTTCACATCATTTCTGGCATTGCAGTCATGTGAAAAATAGTATGTTTCTTTCATAATAAAAAACCTGAAGGTTTGATACTGGCGGGATTCAATGTACTTACATTGACAGTATCGCCCCTTCAGGCTTAAAATGTTTTTATTGTGTCATCGCCCCGCAGCAACAACATCACAAAGATACCAAATAATCAAAGAGCATAAAAAACTCATCAGTATTGTGAATAAATTCATACACACCCCCAGCCCTGCGTTCACGTTCCTGCTCTTGCAATTGCTCAGGTCTTGGTCTATCACGACCTACTTTAATTTCAATCATGGCAGAACGACCTTTCACAGTCAATGAAATATCTGCAGTCCCTTTCCTTGTGCTTGATGGAATCCATTTACCTTTTATTTGCCTACCAGATACGTTTATCCTTGTGGCTCTGTATCCCTCCCATTTTACATAATTGCAAATAAAGGTAGTCAGTCCATTTGCCGTTTCAATCTTAGGCATCTTTGGTTCTAAGTAATACCCATCCTTATAGGCATGAGGATATTCTTCTTTGAACCATTTTTCGTGGGCTTGTTGGTATCTATCCTTAATGTTCATAAATCATAATTTTAACTTGCCTACCTTCCAATATCGCATCAATAGCTTCTTCTAAATCACACCTATAATCAGCAGGAATAAGAGGTATTTTCTCTCTTAATCCTTCTAAGGCAAACATATCAGAGTTAAGTTCTTTGTCTATTCCATGTCTTACCTCATCAGGGAACAAAGGATTAGTCTTAAAGTCTCTAAGAATCCATTGGAGATGCTTTTCGTAGTTTTTAAAGGTTTTACCTGCCTTTGTGTACCCTGCTCGTTGTACATCTTGAGCAAATTCTATTGCCAACTTAATGTGCTGGATTGTGGACATTATTGAGGATTTCATAAATCTTTTAATATAGTTTGATAAACATGAGATGCAATTGCTTTCATAAGTAATGGAGGAACTGCCCTACCCAATCTTTCTGTTTTATGTGTGTACTTTTCACCAAGATAATAGTCATCTGGGAATGACATTATACGAATCAACTCAGGCACCGTGAGTTCTCTATGCTCTTCCCAATGCACTAAACAAGCACCTTTATTACCTTGTCTTTGGCATATTGTTGGTGATGGTTTATTTCTTGATATTCTTTGTAAACCAAAATACCCACTCTTTGCGTATTTATCTCCACTTTCACCTTCTTTCATTTGTAAGATGTAATTTCTTACCACACCATCTTTATGGGTAGCATCAATTATATCTTGACTTGTATTAACTACACCTTGCAAAACATCAATAGCATTTAAAATATAATTAAATGGTTTAGGATAAGTTATAACCTTATCAATATCTTTTCTTACACCTATAAATATTACTCTTTCTCTTGATTGTCCAACACCATAATTGTAGGCATTTAAGACTTTAAATCTTACATTATAACCACAATTTACAAGAGTGTTATAAATAGTATCATTTTCTTTATCATTGTCGAACATTGATATTTGAGATGATCCAAGCAAATTACTCGCAGAACCAAGAGTTAAACCTTTAACGTTTTCTGCGATAAATACTTTAGGTTGTATTTCTTTGACTAACCTTGCATATTCATAGAATAAATCATCTACTCTTTGAACCTTGTCGCTATACTTTTTCTCTTTACCCCATGCTTTTTCTCTTAGTCCTGCAGTTGAGAATGATGCACAAGGAGGTGAGCCATCCAATATATCTAATTCTCCAACATTTTTATTTATTACTTTTAAAATGTCTTCTCCTTTTAGTTTTCTTATATCCTCTTTAAAAATATGTGTTGTTGGGTAATTCTTTTGATATGCTTGTTGTGCTGCTTCTATAAATTCATTTATTGCAAGTATATTACCACCTGCGAGTCTATAACCAGTAGAAGAACCACCACCACCTGCGAATAAAGAAACAACATCAAACAACTTTTGATTTGATGCCTCTTTTACATCGTTTAAAGTATATGGTTTATAATTCATAAAAGTGTTTTTTTATGTACTCTAATGGGTTGTTCATTACGCTATGTTGACCATGATCACGCCCTAATTTATAAACGTGAGATAATAATTCAATTTCATGTTCAATTATTTCTTTTATTTCGTCTTCATCTAAAAGACTTTTCTCTTTGATTAATTCAATTAGTTTTTTCATGTTGTGTTGTATTTAAAATAATGTAGGTATGAATACTTTTTTATTATAATATATAATATGCTTTTTCTTTCTTTTAAGTTTTTCGCTTATTTCATATATCCATATTATTTTTGGTAAGCCTGTTTTAATTATTGCAGTACCTTCTTTTACTGCATCTCTTAATTCATAAGAATAAGGTCTATCTATGCTTAAACTTCTTGGATGGTATGTTTTGCCTTTCCATTCAATAAACTTTGTAGGTGTAGTTTCTCCAATTTGCTTAAAATTAGCTGCTTTATAAATAGTTCCAAAATGTCCTACACTTGTGTCGCTATATGATAAAACATAGTTATAATCTGTGTTACTTCCACACCATTTTATTATTTGAGACAAAAACCAACTTTCACTATTATATGGTGCTACATCCAAACAAGCCATTCTCCTAATGTCAATACAGTTTTTATACTTATTTTCATGCCTCGGCTTACCTAATACACTTCCACCTACAAGTTTACCATCAATAAACATAGCAAAACAAGCACTTATACCTCCCCCCATAGCATCTTTTTTATAGTGATATGTTTTAAAAATATGACGTATATCACTAAATTCACAGATACTAATCTTACATTTTGTTCTATCTAATTTATTGTGATTCATTTTGTATTGTGTTTTAAAAATACCCCCGATGTAGAAACACCAGGGGGAAGGATTGCTCATCTTTATCCCATGCTAAAAAGGTAAGTCTGACGCAGGTTCTTCACTTTTAGGAGTAAATTCAACCGCCTTACCATTGCCTACATAGTGCTTATCGGCAGAGGCTTCACGTTGTTCTTTTGTCTTGTTTACGTAAACAGTATGAGTGTTATCATACTTGTCTTTTTCTTTTCTGTCTGCCACTGTGAGTGAGCAGTACCATTTCCCGTTTTCTGATTTCTTTCTTGCCCATTCTGGGATGTCAGAGAGGCAGATGCTAATGTTAATGAGTGCCATAATTATGGATTTTGATTAATAAATTTCTTTCGGTACTCCAAGACGAAGAATTTGTGCCTCCCACCATGAAGTATCTTTAGGTATCATTTTCTTTTCAATCTTATGCGTTTTAGGGCATACACGAATTATCATGCCATAATCACACATAGTCGCTGCCATATATCCGTTAACTTGGTAGTCATAGCCAAAATGAGCAATGGAGCGTGATAAAGGCATCTCTGAAACCTTCAAATCTATGACTATTTTACCAGTTCTTACCATGTCAACACGACCTTTATAAGGCATTATCATCCCTGCGTATTCGAAGTCAGCCGTTACAGATAACTCAGTATCAAGGAAAGGCAATATACCATTTAACTCAGCCTTTATGGCATTGGCAATGGGTACCACGATTTCACGATGCTCATGGTTGTACTCTGATGGCTCAAGAAGATAGTTATGCACAGCAGTACCAAGCCTCATTTTAGCAGTGGGTAGAAACCCACCGCCTTTTATTGAGGAGTAGCTAAAACCAACTATTTTAGAATAAGCATCAAAATTGTTCTTGTAGAATTGCACATTACTTACTTGCATACTTCTTCCATTTGAAGGTTAGTCAATTCTGCGCCTGACTTGCCTAATGCCTCTGCCATCTGTGCCAAAGTTAACTTGCTCCATGATTTTACACGCAGTTTATCAACTGGGAATACCTTGATGAAGTTCACCAGAACCGCTTTTGCCCAAGCCTCTGATTCTACTATGACAACCTTCATCTCACGCTTAATTTTAGGCGTTTCTATGGTTACTGTCTCTGCTTGTGCTATAAGTACATTCGTGGCGGTTTCAATGGCTATTTCCTCTGCTATTGCAGTTTCACGATCATTGGCAGCCTTCTCAAGAGCCTTAATAGCAGCATCTGCGTTGGCTAAGTCCATTTCATAGTTGACCCACCTTTCCGCAGCGTTCTTTTTGGCTTTCATTAGGTCGAAAACAGGATCATATTTGTCGATGCTATTGTATATCTCCATTGCTCTAACCTCAGATACCAATACCCTATTAAACTTCTGCATTTGTGGTATTTCGAACTGCTCTAAAATGCACTGCATATCTGTTATCATTGCAGGAACTTTATCAACTGGTACTCTACAAGCAAGGCAATTACGATAAGATGCCTCAATGGCTTTCTCATAATTCAGCCTGTTCTCAGCAGCTATTCGAAACCATTCGTTAATTATGTGTGTTCTTAAGGCTGCCTCTTCATTGAGGATTTCTTGAGCCTGGAGTGCCTCTTGCTCGGCTTTCTTACGCATTTCAAGTTCTACTACCGCAGCAGCAGAGATAACCTGGTTCATTCGTTTCTCATATTCCATTGCAGGGTTAATGAGTTTCTCATCAATGAGCCGTGTAAATGACATTCGCTTTTCCTTAGCCTCTGCCATGACTGATTTCGCAGATTTAAGATTATCGGAGTTAATTTCTGCAAGGATGCCCTGAATTTGAAGTTCTGCCTTTTGGAGTTCTTCAAAGAGGGAAGATTTCATGTCGGCCAGTCTAAGCCAGCCGTTTTGTTGTTGTGTTAGTTGCATGAGTAGTGTATTATTATTGCCCAAATAGTAAGGGAAAGTAAAGTGATTATTGACCAAGTGAGGCGAAATTTCCAGCGTTTCATAAAATCAGATCATTAGGTTTAGAAATCTGTGCCAATTGCTCTTCAGTCATTTCAACATTGTTCATTGCCCACTCAATTAACTCTGTTTTGCCCTCTTCAATAGACTTTACAAGTCGATTCCATTGGTCTTCATTCAGTTGCTTTTTAACCTCAACCGCTTGAACATCCTCTGTGATGCTTTCCATCTCTTCAGGTACATATACTGGGCCTTCGTAAATGTCTGGGCAGAACCACCTAACGCCATTGCTCATGGCTCTTGCGAAAAGCATATTTCGTGGGAACTTATCAAGGTTCTTTGTCCCTGCTTTCTTTGCATCCTCAATGGTAAACGATGAGGTACCTATGGACTGACCACCCTCAATGAAGTCAATAGTGCAGACCTTATCAGTCATTTCGGTAACTTTATAGTTGTACTTACCGCTGGCTTTCACCCTTGATGCCATAAGTCCTGCTCCGATGGTAGGTTTACCTTGAATTATGTGAATGCCACTCATTGCTTGAAATGGACTGATACCCATCTCTGCCCCTGCCATGATCTTAACTACTGCTTGTTGCGCACTCTTGATGTCTTGGAACATTCCTGATTTGTAGAATGTTTCCCCGATGCTAATGGCATCTGCTGATGATTTAATAAGTTCCTGTTTCATGTGTTGTTTAGTTTAGTTTAGCTTTTACGAATTTGGTGAGGCTGCCGTAATTGTCAATGATGTGCTGTTTCTCAGCATCTGTAAGATAAGCAGTCACTATCTTACGCTTCATTTCTTTTGGCAGTTCCTTCCTGCCAGGTTTTTGTCTTTGTTTTTCTTGTTCCATACAAATTGATTTGATTTGATGCAAATATAGGTAAAAAATAATATAAAAAATATTTTTTTATTATTCACAATGGTCTTATATTTGAAAAACAAAACACAACAACATGAAATCAATTTTCGACATCACCGCAACTGAAATCAAAAACATTCTGATTGAAAAAAATATCGCCCATGAATTTGTTGTCGTGGATCATGGCCAGGTTTGGGTTGGTGTCCGCGCAAAAACAAAATTTTATTGGTTGCAATTTATTGATGAAACAACAACAGGATTCATGTCTGTTGAAACA